GAGAGACGCTATAGCAAAGCGCGATGCTTCAAGAAACATGGAGCGCGCAATGAAGCAGAGATAGATTCCTTAGCTGCAGGACGGGCAGAGAGACTGCTTAATCCTGTTTTGCTAGGGTATATCAGATATAAGCAAGGCGAAGCTTTGACTCATGAACATGGGGATGTAAAGGTTTCGACGGGGGTGTAGAAGCCCGATAAGCGAGCCGTGGTTCCGGATCCACGTAAAAAGTCGGACGTTAAATATAAACGCTAAAAATAACAACAAACTCGCATTTGCTGCGTAATTAGCAGCCCGCGTGCCTATTCAGGTTCACCTACAGGCCTGATGTCGGCATCGACTATGTAGGAAAACTTTGCGGTGAGGCCCGTAACCGTAAGGGACTAACGGGATAACTGTGGTAGTAGTCTGCTGATGAGCGGCTACCACGGCGAAAATTTATTCATCAGCTGCGCTCGGAGAAAATCGAGTGGAAATGCTTTCGGACGCGAGTTCGACTCTCGCCATCTCCACCAAAACGACTTGAACCGTTGAAATTTCAACGGTTCATTTTTTATATATACGAATTATATACGAATTTTATCTAAAATTGATGTTGCTTTGCTTTCTTCTGCCGGATAAAAGTGGCTGTAAATGTTTAGTGTTGTTGCAATGTCTGAGTGGCCGAGCCGTCTGCTTATCTCTAATATGTTAATGTCGTTATTGGCCAAAAGCGATGCATGACTATGTCTAAAGTCATGGATCCTAATGTGGTGTAGCCCTGCTCGTTTTGCAGCCTCTTTGTTTACATTCTCGACGCTTGTATCACGGAGGGGATGAAGTCCACCACATATATGATAACTTGCATTAAATCCACTATACTGTTTGCACTGCTTGAAATGTTCATGAAGAATGTCTGCTAACGGCTTTGAAACTTCCACAGTGCGATTGCTATTGATGTTCTTCGGTGGCGTTTCCCTGTCTCCATTTCCAAGCTTCTGTGAAATACTTTTGCTTATTGTAATCTTTCCATCGCGATAGTCTGTCCATCTCAGGGCATGGATCTCGCCCTTTCTAGCTCCAGTAAAGTATGCCAGGGCGAAAAATACATAGTAGTCGTTGTAATTTCGCTCTTCTGAGATTGTCTTAACTTCTCGCATAAACTTAATAAATTCCTCGTGCGTATAAAAAAGAATCTCTTTTTTCTTCTGATACGCATCCCTGAAATTGCCTATCTTTATTAAAGGGTTTTTGTCTAGATACCCAACGGTAACGGCCCAGTTCAGCAAGCCCCTAAATGCTCCATAGATATTCTTTTTCATCGTAAAGGATAAATCCCTCGAACTGATGTCGTTCTTCCACGAGACAAGCTGTTTTGAGGTTAATTTCTTGAGCTTTACATTGAGAGGTTTTATATATCTGTTTAATATCTGTGCATTCTTTTTGAGCGTGCTTTCTCTTATCTCGTGCTTTTTCGTTTCTAGGTATAAGTCTATCAGCTCCGGCACAGTTAAGTCGGAGGACTCCTCTTTAGTGGAATTGAGCATAGAGGCTTCGAATTTCTTGGCTGACTCTTTACCATATGCAATGCGGGTAATGGTCTTGTACTGACCATCTTGAGTATAATTAACTCTTATAAGGTATTTTGTAAGTCCGTCTTTCTTTTCCTTTGTTTTATAAATTGGCATGGCAACCTCCTTGATTTTGGGTACAAAAATACCCCTCTATTTGACATTAAGGGGCTGTAATGCTACAATTTGAGTGCGAATCGGTTGTATATTACAGCCTATACATTGCCCTCGGCTCCGGTCGGGGGCTTTGTTGTTTATTTCAATTTCTTAAAGCTTGGATTTTCTAGAAGTGATGTCATTTGACTTTTAGCAGCGGCATTTAGCTTCACAAGGCGATCTGGTTGAGGAATGCCATCTTTGATTAACTCAGCGTTATAGCTTTCTAAATTTGTTAAAACGATGAGTTGTTCAAGCGTGGCCGAATCTCTTATATTTTCCGATTTAGACTTGTCCGGATTTAATTTGCGCCACTCTTTTGCTGTCATTCCAAATAATGCCACATTTAGAACATCAGCTTCATTTGCATATACATATCCTTGCTGCTGTTTTGTTAAGTCCTCCGGAATTAAATTTTCTTGTATGGCATCGGTGTGTATTTTATAGTTAGTTTTAGTGAGAAGTCGCCTCATGTTCCAGTTTAGTGATAGCCTGTTGTTCTCGTCTTCTTTTAATCTCTGATAATCTTTAATTATATAAAGCTTAAACTCAGGTGAAATCCAAGAAGCAAATTCAAAAGCAATATCTTTATGTGCATAAGTTCCACCGTATCGTCCCGCTTTGGAACGGATTCCAATAGCTTGCATACGATTTATCCACTGAGAAGGGGTCATTACTAATCTACCCGGTTCACTTCTAACCGTCTGGAATTCCATACGGTTAAAATTCGGATTGTATAATTGCTCCCAAGTTGCTAAAAAATCAATGGTTGCATAAGAACTAAGCCAGTTTGAAACCACTATTCGTGGATCTTCAGGATTTTTATGTTTAGCAATATCCGTTAGTGAAATATAATCATCCTCATCGCCTTGTGATACAACAGCTATTTCTAAACCGTTAATGTTCATTTTTTCTTGAAATTCTTTGCTCATGTTTCCTCCCTAAACACTACTTCGTCGATGCGTTCGGTTCTTATATCCATATAGACACCTAAAACATTGAAATCGTTGAGTGGAATACCCCAACACACTCGCCTATCACAGTCATCCCTTCGGCATCGGTTACAATCGGCTCATAGTCTGCGTTGCATGGATTGAGTATGATTGTATCGTCTTGCCAGAATACCTTTTTGAGCACTGCCTCGCAATCAGAGTTTATTCTTACTGCATAGATTTTGCCATTCGTGTAGTCATAAGTCTTTTTGATAAAAGCTAGATCACCGTTAAATATTCCAGCATCAATCATGCTATCACCACGGACACGCACGCAAAAATCTGCTTTTACTGAGCTATCTATGAAAAAGTGTCCTTCGAAGTTCTCTTCGCACCAGGTTCCTTCGCCAGCACATATGTCCCCTAGAATTGGTACAGGCTTTGACGCCGGAAATGAAATGTTAGTTATGCCTGCGAGGTCGGAGCTGTCGCCCTTTTGAGAATGTTCTGGTTCAAATCCCATTAGATAGTTAATAGAAACATTAAAAACCTTTGATAACTTATCAATAGTTTTTTGTTTTGGGAAATATCTACCTGATAGATAAGAACTCAGTGCACCCTTGTTAATTCCAGTTTTTTCGCATACCTCGGTTTGAGTCAATCCGGATTTTTCAAATACATTTCTTAACCTTTTGGTTCTTATGTCCATACAAGCACCTCCTGATATAAGATAGTGTACACTGTAAGTTTAGAAAAGTAAATATTTTTTTTAGAATTTCTAAAATTTGTGTTGACATACGGATATGAATTTGATAGAATTTAGAAAACTAAACAAGCGAAAGGAGGAGCAAATGAGCTACGATTACAGCAAGCTAAAAGGGGCTATTAGAGAAAAGTTCACAAAACAAGAAGCATTTGCAGAGCATATGGGCATTGGTTTATCAACATTAAATCTAAAACTAAACAATAAGGCGGAGTGGACGCAAGAAGAAATGCAAGCGGCAATGACGTTATTAGGTGAATCATATTGCATGATTCCAACTTATTTTTTTACCCGTTTAGTTTAGAAAACTAAACCGTCGCACCAGCCGAGAAAGGAGGAGGGATGAAAAACTATAAAGAATTTAAATCTATACACGTTGATTTAGAAAAAGGAATCTATTTGCTTAACGGAGAACCAATGAAGTATGTGACAGAGATGAACTTAATGCTTGATGGGAAAAGATGGAGCCTTCGCATAAATAAATATGAATGGTTTGAGGAAGGCTCCAGACGAACTCCTAGCTCTATTTCGAGAGCCATTCGTGATACTGGCGCAAGTATTCGAGGACAAGAATAATAGTTGTTCTCACGAGCTTGTCGTCATGAGGATTAAGCTCGACGCCGACTTTGGCAGCTACAGCTTGAGAAAATTTGTCAAAATTAGCGTCGTTAATGGAATCCATAAAATCATCAAATGATTTCATTATAATCACCTCCTTTCGAGGAGATTATAACACAACAACAGAAAGGAGCCACAAAATGAGATTTCCAAATGTAAGACCAGATGTGAAGACAGCATTTGAGATGTATCACTCGCTAACATACTTCACATCTAGCGATGTGAAAAAATTATTTGGATGCGCAGGGTCTACTGCAGCGAAGATTGTAAAAATGACTCGTGATGAAATGGCAAGGCGTGAAATTAAGATGTACTGCGAGCATGACAACTATTTAAACAAAGACGTCTTATATGACATGGCAGGACTAGACATCAACAGCATAAACAAGTCATACAAGATGCTAGAAAGGAGGACACTATGAAAATTAAATCAATCATACCACCGACGCTTTTTATATCTGCAGTGTTAGCGCTGAACGGCATAGCAACAGCAATAGACACACCTCAAGTGTATCAGCAGACGGAATACAAAGTCGTTAGCAACATACAAATTGATGTAAAGGGAATCTCAAACGAAATGATTGACGATATAGCAACTAGAAGCGGTGTAGACCCTAATATCGTCAAGGCAATCATCAAGGAGGAATCAGGAGGCAACCCTAACGCGGTAGGCGACGGTGGCGAATCAATAGGCTTAATGCAGATACAACCAAAGCACCATAAAAAGCGAATGGAAGAACTGGGAATCGTGAGTCTATTCGACCCACAAGAGAACGTTATTTTGGGATGTGCTATCTTGTCAGACCTCTACGATAAGTACGGAAACTACGAGGATGCACTTAGCGTCTATAACAGTGGAAATACCGAGGATGGGCGTGAGTATGCAGAAAGGATATTGAGCAAATAATGGACAAGAGTGCTTTGGACTGTATCACAAAAAATATGAAAGACGCTCCGGAGAGCGCCAATCAAAATCAACAATTTAATTATATCATGTAAGAACTATATTGGCCCTTCAAACAAAAAATTATTACTAGAAATGAGTGAATTGTTTTGTTTACAATAAACACTTTTCCAAATAAGAGAACCAAAAAAGACCTACCCTTACGGATAAGCCTTCTTACATGTTTATTTCTTTATTCAATTACTTGGCTTTCTGCTACTTTCTTGTACCAGTGAGCTGACTTCTTCGGATAGCGCTCTTGGGTTTCAAAGTCCACATAAAAGAGACCATAGCGTTTTTCGTAACCATTTGACCAAGAGAAGACGTCCATGAGTGACCAAATGAAGTAGCCTTTGACGTTTGCCCCATCCGCAATCGCATCGGACAGAACTTCCAAGTGTTGCTTCACATAATCAATCCGTCCATCGTCATAAACCGTGTTGTCCACAAACTCATCTTTGTAGCCCAGTCCGTTTTCAGTGATGTAGATTTTCTTATAGTTTGGATAATCCGCCTTCACACGCATGATCTGATCATATAGCCCTTGAGGATAAATGATCCAGTCCCAGTCAGTGCGAGGTACATAGTCAGGAGCTACACGACGACCAACACCTTTAATTTGGTACTTAGAGCTTCCTTTTTCCCCTTTACCGTTGTGGATGATTTCAGTTTCACCATCAAATGCTTCCATCCAATCACTCATGTAGTAGTTAATTCCAAGGAAGTCATTCAGGTCTTTAGCTGCTTCAAGTGCCACAAAGTCTTCGTCTCGAAGATCCAACTCACCACCATTAACTGAAAGAATGTGGTTTACACCTTCCATGGTTTTATCGGAATAGTGTCCAAGGTAGGTTGCATCTAGAATAAACTTGTTATGGATGATATCTTCCAATTCAGCCGCCCGAACGTCTGCTGGATTTTCTGGATCCAACGGATACTTAGTTGGAAGAGCGTGCACAACTCCAATTTCACCTTCATACCCTTTGTCTTTATACAATTTCACAGCTCGGGCATGAGAAACCATCATATTGTGGTGAGATTGGAAGACTTTGGCAAGGTCATATTGAATACCTGGTGGGAATTTACCAACCAAG